GTCCTTCCTGCGCCTGTGGTTCAAGACCCTGGCGCGCGATGGCGAGGTGTTGGTGCGCGAGGTGCGCGGCTGGAAGCGCAACCGCTACGGCTACGCCCTGCAGATCATCGAGGCCGACCGCCTGGACCGCACCCTTAACCAGGACCTGCGCAACGGCAACACCATCCGCATGGGTGTGGAGCTGGACGAGTGGGAGGCGCCGGTGGCCTATTGGGTGCTGCGCCACCACCCCGGCGACCGCGCCATGGGGCAGCGCGATCTGCAGCGCGATTATCTGCGCCTTGAGGTGTCCGAGCTTGTCCACACCATGGACCACTGGCGCGCGCACCAGCTGCGCGGCCTGCCCTGGGGCCACGCCAGCATGGTGGACCTGCACCACGCCGGCGAGTTCCAAAGCTCGGCCCTGGTGGCGGCCGAGTTCAACGCCAAGACGCCGGTATGGTTTGAGCAGGACGCGGAGTGGATCGACAACCCGGGCAAAGATGACGAGGGCCTGCTGGCGGACGGCATCGAGGCCGGCAGCGCGCAGCTGCTGCCGTGGGGCATCAAGGCGCGCGAGGGCTTCACCAATCACCCGCTGCCCACTTATGCCGAGTTCAACAGCGCCGCACTTAAAAACGTGGCGGCCGGCTTCGGCCCCAGTTACGCGCGCCTGACCCAGGACGCCACCGGCCTGAGCTTTTCCGCCCTGCGCGACGCGGAGCTGGACGACCGCGACCTGTGGAAGTTGTGGGCCGGTTTCGGCATCGACGAGCTGCTGGAGCGGATAAACCGCAGCTGGCTGGAAATGGCCATGATTCGCGGCGCCGTGCCGCTGCGCCTGGCCGAGTTCGCCCGCCTGTGGCAGCCCGTCTTTAAGGGGCGCGGCTGGGCCTGGGTGTCGCCCAAGGATGACGCGGCGGCCAACGATGTGAGCCTGAAAAACCGCAGCACCACGCGCTCGCGTATCTGGCGCGAGCAGGGCCTGGAGCCGGCCGAGGTCATCGAGGAAATGGCCTGGGAGGAGGCCGAGCTGCGCGCCAAGGGCCTGGAGCCTTTCGCCGGCGGCGCCGCGCCGCCCGGCAAGCCCGACGACAGGCCCGACGACAAGCCGGACAGCGAAACAGACAACGAGGGGGAAAACGATGCCTGAGCAACACGCCAACGCACTGGAGCAGGCGGCACAGCTGCGTGGCCTGGATAGCTACTTTGAACGCCAGTTCAAGGTCAACCTGGACACGCTGGACCTGGAGGCGCGCACCGTAGAGGTGGCGGTGTCCTCGGAGTATGAGGTGCGCCGCTGGTACGGCGTGGAAATCCTCGACCACACCCCTGGCGCGATCCGCATGCAGCGCATGCAACACGGCGCGGCGGTGCTGGACAACCACCACCACCTGCGCCAGGTGGGCGTGGTGCTGGACTTCCGTCTGGACCAGGACAAGCGCACCCGCGCGGTGCTCAAGTTCTCGCGCCGCCAGGAAGCCGAGGACATGCTGCAGGACATTGCGGACGGCATCCGCACCCATGTGTCCGTGGGCTACCTGGTGCACAAGCGCGTGCTGGAGCGCGAGCAGGACGGCGTGGAGTTCTTCCGCGTCACCGACTGGGAGCCGTTCGAGGTTTCCATGGTTTCCGTACCGGCGGACCCCTCGGTGGGGGTCGGCCGTTCACTCAATCCCAAGGGGGAAAAGCAAATGTCTGAACAGGCAACCACCGGCGGCCAGGCCGCCAGCACCGGCGGCGCTGCTGCCGACACCCGCACCCAAGCAGCACCGGCCCAGGCGCCGGTGGTTGAGGTTGACCACGTCGCACTGCGCCGCGAGGAGGCCGGCCGCCAGCGCGAAATCCGCGCCATTGGCGAGCGCGTCAACATGGACGCGCGCGATATTGAAGCGGCTATTGATCGCGGCGACAGCGTGGACTCCTTCCGCGCCTTGGCCTGGGATCGCATGCCGGCGCCCGAGCCGGCCGGCAGCGGGGCGCGCGATGATGACGGCCTGGCTACCGAGCGCGCAGGCGTGGGTTCGCTGGGCATCACCGAGCGTGACCTGCAGGATTACAGCATCATGCGCGCCATCAATGCGATGGCCAGCAAAAACTGGAAAAAGGCCGGCAAGGAGCGCGAGATTAACGTGGCCATTGCCGACGCTGTGGGGAAGGAGGCGCGCGGCCTCTACCTGCCGCACGCGGTCCTGGCGATGCGTGCGAGCGAGGATTATCTGGCATTGCGCGCCGGCCTGGACAAGTCCGCCGGCAAGGGCGCCGAGCTGGTGGCCACCGACCTGCTGGACATGGAATTTATCAAGGTGCTGCGGGCCCGCGCAAAACTCGGCCTCCTCGGCGCGCGCATGCTGCCTGGCCTGGTGGGAGACGCGGACATTCCCAAGCAGACCGCCGGCGCCAATTTCTACTGGCTCAGCGGTGCCAATGATGACGATGTAACCGATTCCGATTTCGACCTGACCACCGTGCCGCTGACTCCCAAGACAGTGGCCGGCGCCCTGCCGGTGTCGCGCCGCATGCGCAAGCAGTCCTCGCTGGGTGTTGAGCAGCTGATGAGCAATGACTTGCTTAACGGCATCGCGGTGGCGCTGGATTATCAGGCCATCAACGGCGACGGCACCGGCAACCTGCCTACCGGCATCCTCAACCAGTCCGGGGTCAATTCCACGGTTATTCCTGTCGGCGGCATCGACTGGGCCAGCATCGTGGAAATGGAGACCAAGGTGGCCAGCGCCAACGCGGACGAAAACACCCGCGCCTATCTGACCAGCCCGACCGAGCGCGGGACGGCCAAAACCACCCTGAAGGTGTCCGGCGACGCCGGCGCCGGCTTCCTGTGGCGCGATGATGGCACCGTCAACGGCTACCGGGCCGAGGTGTCCACCAACGTGCCCGCCGCGCAGTCGCCGTGGATTTACGGCGACTGGTCGCAGCTGGTTTTCGGTTTCTGGGGTGTCACCGATCTGACCATCGACGAGGCCGCCAAGGCGGCCAGCGGTGGCCTGGTGGTGCGCGCCTTCCAGGACGTGGACGTGGCCAACCGCCAGGCGGCCGCCTTCACCATCGGCAAGAAAGCCTAAGCGCTAGGCGCTAGGGCCTGACAGGGGCGCCCATCGGGGCGCCCTTTTTCTTTGCATCACTGGAGCAAGACATGGGCGATACGAAAACCCTTGACGTAACCATTACCAGCGCCGTGCTTATCGCCGGCAAGCATATGCCGCGCGGCAAGCAGCTGCGCGGCGTGGAGTATTCCCTGGCGCGCAGCATGATCTCGGCAAACCAGGCCATCGAGGGCCTGCACGATCTGGACCCCGAGGTGTCCGCCGAGCAGCAACAGCAAAACGACGCCGAGCGCCTGGAGCTGATCGTGGCCGCCATCGGGGAGCTGGGGCCGGATGACTTCACCCAGGGCGGCCTGCCCGAGGTGGAGGCCCTGGAGGGCGCGCTGGGCTTCGACCTGAGCGCCGCCGAGCGCGACCAGGCATGGAAGACCCACAAGGCCCGCCAGGCCGAGGCAGAAGGCCAGGAGGGCTAAACCATGGTCAGCCTCGGCACCGATGACGTGGCGCTGCTGTTCGACACCGAGGAGCTGGCCGAGCCGGCCACCCTGGTGCTGGGCGACGGCCGCCAGCGCCAGCTGCTGGTCATCCTCAACCTGCAGCCCGAGCTGGCCGGCGTGGGCGGGGTGGGTGTCGAGGCCATCAACGGCCTGGCGGTATGTCAGACCAGCGACACCGCCGGGGTGGACCACAGCGCCGAGCTGCGCGCAGGCGGCACCACCTACCAGGTGGCGCTGGTGGAGCGCGACGGGCCTTTAACCAATCTCGGCCTGCTGGCCGTCTAACCGTTTCCCGGGAAACAACATGCACGCACGCACGCAACTGCGCGACCAGGCCGCCGCCGCCCTGGCGCCGGCCGGTTATACCGTCTCCGTCTCGCGCGCCAAGGTGCTGCAAAAGCAGGAACTGCCGGCCTTGGTGGTGTACGCAAAGAGCGAGGACTACCAGGGCGCCGGCCACCGCGCGCTGGAGCTGGTGGTGGAGTGCTACACCACCGCCACGGCGGACATGGAGGACCAGCTGGACGCCATGGCCGCCCAGGTGGAGCCGCTGGTGCTGGGCCTGCATGGCCAGACGGGCGTCAAGCTGGTGGACCTGGCCGCCACCGAATTGCTGTATGAGCCGCCAGGCCCGGACCAGGCGCTGGAGCCGGTGGGCGTGGCGCGTATCACTTTCGAGGTGCTTTATCGGGCCCACCCCGAGGCACCGGAAACCTTAGCCAACTAGAGGGGCAGAGCAATGTCTGATTATCACGGCGCGGATGGCGTCATCAAATCCGGGGCCAACGTCATTGGCGAGCTGGACGGCTTCGACATTCAGGAGAATGCGGACGTTCACGAAAACACCGCGCAGGGCAATAACAATGGCTGGAAGGGCAACCGCTCCGGCCTCAAGGGCTG